CCACAGCAAAATTACATGTACTTTCAGCAAAAACTCCACTGTCAAGAACTAAAGAAGGATTAACAATATACGAAGAGCCAAAAGATAACAGAGTATACGTAATGACCGTGGATACTTCCAGAGGGCAAGGAAATGATTATAGTGCAATAGTGATGTTTGATATAACGGAAGCCCCTTATAAAATTGTAGCAAAATACAGAAATAATATTATTTCCCCTATGTTGTTGCCTACCATTATTTCCGCTTTTGGTAAAAAATATAAAGACGCTTACGCACTAATAGAAGTAAATGATATTGGTGGTCAGGTAGCTGATATTTTACATTACGATTTAGAATACGACAATATTCTTATGAGCACCAGCAAAGGTCGTAGTGGTATGGTTTTAAATGGTGGTTTTGGTAAAGGAGAATCGTTATTTGGTGTTAGAACTACAGTTACAGTTAAAAAACTAGGGTGTTCTATTCTTAAAAGCTTGGTAGAACAAGATAAATTAATTATAGAAGACGAAGAAATTATCAAAGAACTATTGTCGTTTGTAGCAAAATATAACACGTTTGCTGCAGATGATGGACATACTGACGATTTGGTAATGTGTTTAGTTTTATTTGGTTGGTTAACTAAACAGGGATATTTTAAAGAAATTACAAATATAGACATCAGAAAAGAACTATTTGATGGAGAAATTAAAAAAATTGAGGATGACGACTGGTTTAGCTTTGGTTTTATAAGCGGTTATGACGATATTGAAGGGGAAACCAAACTTTGATATTTTATAAATATTTAAAATAACTTAGAGGAAAACAACCAATGCCGTATAATTTTAAAGCAGCAACATTATCAAAAAATGGATTAGTAGTAAATTTAGGCACCACTACTGAAGCTCAGTTAGGTTATATGACTGTTAATACTGCAAACGACTGGGTTGGTCGTTTAACTACTAACGGAAAATCATACACAACAGGCCCAACCGGAGCATGGAAAAATGAATGGTTATCGGTTTATCAATATTTAGATTACGGTAATGGTATTTGCTATATCGGTGGTACCGGTTCTTCCGGTGGTTATACTGCTGCTAGCACAACTAATACGCCATTACATAATAAATCTTTGTTTAATTTTGACGTGGTTTTTGATTGTGGAAACACCTTTTCTTCTAGCGGTGCCAAAAACATCGCCCAAACCAGACAAGACTGTGTTGCTTTAATTGGTAATCTTTCAAGTATCTCAAACATAAGTGCCGGGTACAGTAATGAAGCCACAGACTTTGGTATAACTTCTGCTGACAATGAATTTATAGCGTTTGTTGCTGGACGTAAACAAATAGATACCCGAGTAAGAACTACACTTACAACTTGGCCAAGTTCATATGTTTATCTGAATACCACAGCGGATGTTGCTGGTATTATGGCAACTAACGCAAATATTTTTAACATATTTACTCCGGCTGCTGGTGTTTCTACCACAAAGTATATGAGAAACGTGGTACAACTTGAAGATTATTACTCGGACAACGATAATACCAATCTTCTCACTAATAATGTAAATCCAATACGACAATATCCAGGTTTTGGTATTGTGTTAACTGGAAATAAAACATATAAAAATGATTCAACAAATGTATTAGATCGATTAAATGTAATCGTTACACTAAATTATATGAAGCGTGGTTTGAAAGAAATATTAAACAGTTATTTATTTCAACCAAACAACGCAACAACCAGAACATCGGTTACTGCTGCAGTTGCAGGTTTCTTAAGCACTTCACTCAGAAGTATAAATCAAACATCAATGACGTATACTGTTGTTTGTAACAACGAAAATAATACTGACGCAAGCACAACATTAAATGTTAAAGTTGTATTAACAATACCAGCACTAAGCGAAACAATAACATTAACAATAGTCAATAGTGATAATGGTAACACTTTAGTAAGCGTATCCGTATAAAAATATAAGAAAGAATTACTACTATGGCAGACACCACACCACCAACAGATTGTCATTCAATTACAAGTTTTATAACTGCGTTTAAAGGCGGAACTCGCCTTAATCGATTTAAAGTTACCGGAGGAATTGGCGCTAATAAAACAGGAGACGATACAGGTGCATTTCATATACGCTCTGCTACTATTCCAGAAGCTCAAGTAGGAGCAATCGCAATAAACCATAGAGGTAGAACTGTAGCTTATCCAGGCGATCGTGCATATGAGCCTTGGCAAATAACCATTTTAGATGATACTGGTGAGAAAAATTTACACAAATTATTTCATGATTGGCACAATTTTATTAATGCTCACGATACAAACAAAACTCAAATTACACCTACCACACCTACCACACCTACCACAACAACCACAACACCCGGAACTTCTACCAGTACCACAACCACAAGTACCACATCTACTGCACTAAACCCTTCCGATACTTTTGCTGACAGTTGGACAGTGGAAATGTTAGACGTAAATGGAACTGCATTACCGAACAGAACTTTTACATTAAAAGATGTCTGGCCAGCTACAGTTGGACCAATTCAACTAGACATGAGCCAAGATAATACATTAGCCAGTTTTGCTGTAACTTTAATATACTCCCACTATACATATGGTAGTGCAGGAGCACCAGCTACCGGTTCTACTTAAGTGATAATTTTATAGGATAAAAAATAATGGAATTTGAATTATTTGGTTATAAGTTAGGAAAAAAGACACCAGAAGAAACTAAACCTACTGGTGATATAATCACTCCTGATGCTTACGATGGTTCGTATATTTTAGAAACTGGTGGCGTTTTTGGTACTTTCGTAGATTTTTCTGGAGCGGTTCGTGATGAGAATCAAATGATTTCTCATTACAGAGCAATGTCACTTTATCCAGAAGTTGATGCTTCTATAGAAGACATCACAAACGAAGCCATAGTAATGGATCAAGATAGAAAACCAATCAAATTAAACCTTGATCGAGTTAATTTGTCGGACACTATTAAAACTAAAATATACACAGAATATAATCACATCTTACGATTATTAGATTTTTCTAATAATGCACCAGATATTTTTAGAAAATGGTATGTTGATTCCAAGCTATTTTATTATAAAAAGATAGACAAGAATGATGTCCGAAAAGGAATCATAGAATTAATACCAATTGATCCTATTAAGATTAAAAAAGTAAGAAAGATAGAAAAAGATAAAGCAGTCTGGGGAGGAATGGCACCATTTTCTCCGGTAAAAAATATTCTTGAATACTTCTTATATCAAGACACCGATAAGGATTCTGCATTTCCAACCAGCAGTACTGGCTGGAAAATTGCACCAGACACTATTGCATACGTACACTCTGGATTAGTGGACTCTGCAACCAAACGCGTTGTAGGCCATCTACAGAAGGCTGTACGACCTTTAAATCTTCTACGCCAAATTGAAGACGCAGTTGCAATATATCGAATTTCTCGTGCACCTGAACGACGTATTTTTTACGTGGACGTAGGTAATCTTCCCAAGCAAAAAGCCGAACAATACCTACGTGAAATTATGAACCGATATCGTAATAAAGTAATTTACGATCCAGCAACCGGTTTAATTAAAGATGAACGAAATCATATGAGCATGTTGGAAGACTTCTGGATGCCTCGGCGCGAAGGTGGTAGAGGTACTGAAATTAGCACGCTAGACGGTGGCCAAAACTTGGGCCAGATGGAAGACGTCTTTTATCTACAACAAAAATTGTACCGTGCTTTAAGTGTTCCAGTGTCTCGTATGAATGAACAAAGTGGATTTAACATGGGTAGATCTGCTGAGATCACCAGAGACGAAGTTAAATTTAATAAGTTTATTGACAGATTACGTCAGCGTTTTAGTACTCTGTTTATGGATTTACTAAAAACACAAGTAATATTAAAAGGTATAATGACGGAAGAAGACTGGAATCGCATCAATCAGGATGTAACTTTTACATTCAATAACGATTCTTATTTCACCGAATTAAAAAATAATGATATTCTTCGTGAAAGAATTGATATTATTGCGGCTGTTACTCCGTTTATTGGTAGATTTTTCTCGGAAGAGTATGTTCGTAAGAGCTTACTAAAACAATCCGAAGAAGAGATGTTAGAAATTAACGCTCAAATAAATAGAGAACAACAACGTCAATTAGAAGCTCAAGAGCAACAAAGATACGAACAAATGATGTCTGGAGAAATTCCGGGAGAAGAAATGCCTCCGGAAGAAGAACAACAAGATCAAGGGCCACCTCAATGAAAATAACTAAAAGAATAATTGAATCTGTTCTTCATGATAATCCCGATAAATTTAAAACTATTTTAAAAGAAGAAATTAAAAATAGGGCAAATGATGCTTTATATGACACTTTTTTATCAGAAAGTGAAACCATTTTAAATTTGTTTAAACAAGTTAAAGTGTGCGAAGAAACTAATAATTCAGTACCAGAACACACCACTAACGCATTTTATCCAAATAAAATGTACAAATTAAAGGACGGAAATGTGGGTATTTTGGAAATAAATGAACAAGAAATGATTAGTAAACTTTATGAAAATCTAAATAATGATAATAAAGAAAGAATGGTAAAATTATTATCTGAATCACGAGACTCTTTCAATAGAGTATTAAAATTAGCCCGCTTAGAAGAATCAAAAAGGACAAAGCAATGAGCAACGAAAAAGTAAATTCATTTGTAAAAATGGTTATTGAAGAAAATTTAGTTGATGCACAAGTTACTCTCAAAGAGTATCTAAACGAAAAATTAACTGGTATCTTGCAAGAAAAATACGAAGAGTACGCTCCAACCCTATTTGAAAAAGTAGATGCAGAAAAGGCAGACAAAAATCACGACGGCAAACTAAGTAGCTGGGAGATTGCTTCAAGCAAATGGGCAGAGGGTAATACTGATGAAACCAAGGGCTCGGACGGATCTGAGGAAGAAGAAGAAGGTGACACCGAAGACGAAGATGGCGAGGAAGACGGCGAGGAAACTGAAGAAGATGAAGAAGACGGCGAAGATGACGAGGACCAAGAATGAAACTGATAACAGAGACAGTTGAAGAAGTCCAATTCTTAACCGAATCTGATGCTAACGGCAACAAGACCTACTTTATTGAAGGTCCTTTCATGCAAGCTGATACACTCAATCGTAACAAGAGAGTGTATCCAAAAAATATTTTATTAAACGAAGTTGCTCGTTACAGCAAAGAGTATGTACAAAATAATCGAGCATTTGGTGAATTAAACCATCCATCAGGCCCAACCGTAAATCTTGATCGTGTATCACACATCATCAAAGAGTTCAATAGCAATGGATCTGATGTGTACGGCAAAGCTAAAATTATGGAAACTCCTATGGGTAAAATTGTCAAAAATTTAATTGACGAAGGAGCTCGTCTAGGTGTTTCTAGTCGTGGTATGGGTTCATTAAAACAACGCAACGGATACAATGAAGTTCAACCCGACTTTATGCTTTCTGCTGTAGATATCGTTGCCGATCCTTCTGCTCCTGGTGCTTTTGTAAACGGCATCATGGAAGGAAAAGAATGGATTTGGAATAACGGTATGCTGGAAGAAAAGTATATTGAAGAATATCAAAAAGAAATTAAAAAGGCTAGTAGCCGTAATTTAGAATCAAAAGCATTAAAATTGTTTGAAGATTTCTTAAGGAAGATTTAATGAAAATTTCTCTCAAAAATCTGGTTGGTCTTCACGAAGAAGAAGTTAAAGATAGCGATATTCCTTTTCTTGTTAAACCGGATGAGGACGAAGAAAAAAATAAATTAAAACAACCAGTAGTTCCTGATGTTCCTTCTTTGGTTGATGTTGTTGGAAAAATTGCTACAGATTTAAATACTCCTGCTACACCTGCAACTACACCTACACCAACACAAAAACCAGCAACTCCAGCTGCAACTCCAGCTGCAACTCCAGCTGCAACTCCAGCTGCTACTTCAACTACAAATGATCCATATAATACACCAGCCATTCAACAGTTGCGAAAACGTCAAGAAGATACAATTGCTCGTTTTAACGCACCTGTACAACCAGAAAAAACTTCAGATGAAATAAAAACGGATCTTGATCGTCAAGATCGTGATTCTGCCAATAAAAAAATTCAAACAGCATTTAAAGACGGTTATAAAGACGTACGTGAAATTCAATTCACTCCAGAAGAACAAGCAAACATGGCGGCGGAAGCCAAGCGAATGGGCACCACTGTTGATGTCATCAGAGCACAACGAATTAATGATGCAACAAATCCAAAAAATAAACCAGCATCACCAGAACAAACTGCACAAGATATAGCAAGAAATGCGACACGTAAAGATGCAGACGATCGATTAAAACGACACAGATACGAAATTGCAACTGCAGGGCAAGGTGCAAACGCGGTTCCATTTGAAAAATGGGAAACTTGGATGGAAAAAGGCACATCTGATGATGCTGCACATCAACGAGTTCGTGGTCAAATTGTGTTGTCCGGTAAAGATCCAAAAACTTTAAGTAAAGATGACATTCAAGCATTATATGATGCTGATGCAAAAAATCAAGCTGGAATAAAAAAAGGTGAAGAAGAACGTTTAAAAGCTAATGCAGACAAAGCAAAAAAAGATTTGGGTGCTTGGAATGATACTTTACAACAAGATGCAGATGAAAGTGGTAACGTAAAAGTAACACTTAAAAACGGCAGAGTTATTACTGTAAGCAAAGGCCCAGACGGGAAACTTAATTTTGGTGCATTGGATGATAAAGACGCAAGATCTTTAGATGTTCATGTTAAAGAACGTGCTGCCGAAACTGAAAGACAGGCACGTAAAGACGAACAACAAAAGAAAAAAACTAATGCACCAACCACCACATCCACACCAACTACTGCTGGCACTGCACCATCTGGTGGTGCATCATCAAGTGGAGGTGCATCATCGGGAGGTGGTTCGTCTGGTAGATCTGGTGGACCACGAGCAAGTAGTGCAGGTTCTTCTAGCTCCAGTTCTGGAATAGGTGCGTTTGCACCATCTACTGGTTCTGGTAGATCAAGTACCCAAGTAGCTTATGCTGCTCCTGTATCAAGTGGTGTATCGTTACAAAACACAGGTACTTCTGCAAGTATTCCTACTGCTAAAGTTTCTGCTGGCGGTGGTATGATGGCTGCCAAAAAGGTTGGCATGTCTCCAGAACAACAAATGGAACTGCTTCGTCTTAATTTAAACAGCGAAAAATTAAAAAAATCTGAATCATCCACTGAAAGTGGTGCAAGTTCAGG